TTGGAGTACCACCACCTGTTGGAGTACCTGTTCCACCACCTGTTGGAGTACCTGTTCCACCACGAGCAGCCAACGCTGCTATTGTAGTAGTTAAGAGATTTAACTGTGTTATTATAGAATCCAACTTAGGAGAATCTGCCACTCCACCACCTGTTCCCGCTCCTGTGCCACCTGCTCCACCTGCCAGTTGACCCGTTATATTAACTTTTCCATCTTTCGCTATACCGCCTGTTAATGAAAATTGTATTTCTTCCATATCACTACCTATTAAAATTATTAATAACAAAATTCCAAATGATGTTGTTGTACTCACTAATCGCACGTAACGATTAAACATAAATATCAGCTAGTAAAGTGTCAGTTGCGTTACCCCAACGCTGCTATTGTAGCAGTTAAGAGATTTAACTGAGTTATTATAGAATCTAACTTAGGAGAACTACCAGTTGTGCCACCGATTGCTGTACCACCTACGGTTGTCCCACCTGCTCCACCTGCTAATTGACCTGCTATACTAACTTTTCCATCTCGTGATAAACCACCGGTTAATGAAAATTGTAGTTCTTCCATATCACTACCAATCAAAATTATTAATAACAAAATTCCAAATGAAGTTGCTGTACTTTCTAAATTACTCGATGCCATAAACAATATAAACAAAATAAAAGCTAATACAAAAGTCATTGCTTTCTTTGGATCTTCTAAACCTACAAGTGTTATTTGTAAACTTTCAAATACAATACCGTCCCAATTTACAGTAATCTTCTTTGAAGAATCGTTACAATCAAGTCCTATATACTCGCCTGATATTTTATTAAATTGTTGTTCTAATTCTTTTGCAAACATTCCTAACGTTTCTTTTACATCGGTTTTAACCGCATCATCGGTTTTAGTAACTGGTCTTGTAATTTCTAAAATTCGCTTCATACCCGCAATTAATTCATCTTTACCGTTTTCTTTTTTTGTAACTTTAATCGCAGGAACTTTTTTACCATCAACTTCTACCAATTCTGGACTACACGCAAGACCAAGTGGTGCTTCTGTCCACTTAGAATTTTCCCAAAACTTTATAAACCCGTCAACCATGGTTTTTAAACCAGGTGGATTATTCTCATCAGACTCTTGTACATTAGCGGTTGGAATCGGTAACATATTTTGAGAAAGTCCTCTTACTATAAGTGACGCTGCTTCTTCATAATTAACAGAAACTAATTTTATATTAGAATCTTTTATGTTTGCTTTTCCTTCTAATATATTTTTATAAGCGTCAGCCAAAAACTTCCCACCCTCTTCTTCATTTTTTATAAGTCCAGAAGATAATTTTGGATATACCTCTTCTATGAATCGTTCCATAAACGGTGTGTTTTTTGTTTTTGTTTCTTCTGCCATAACTTATATTTTATCTTTAAAGATTGTTTTTGGATTATTCTAACTTATGTTTTATCTATTGCACCTTTACCAGATGATGGCCAGCCAAAACGGCATGACCAATATCTCGCTTTATCTCTTGGTCCAGGTGATTGACAATTATGCCTTGAACGAAATGCTTTTCTACGAGTAGCATTACTTTTCTTTATACGCATTGTTTTTTCACCGCCCTTTCCTTTATGTCCAAAATTTACTTTAACTATATTTCCATTTGGTTTTCTTACATAAACAGAAAATTTCTTTGGTCCACCTGGAGTTCTGAATGGTTTACCGAGAGAAACTTTTCTTCCACGATATTTTGCTTCTGTTAAATTTTGTTTTGTACCTTCACCGAGTTTGAAATATAATTCAACAATTGAATCAGTACAATCAGTTACAAATCCTTCTAATGTATATTGCGGATTTTGAATAGTTTCCTTAACTGTTCTATATCCTCCACCTGCTTTTTTGTATGCTTTTACTAATGCAGCGGAAGCGTATGCACTTGGCCATACCTTGAATCGTTTCTTAATACGAGATTTTATACCTGAGTATAATTTCTTATTCGTTGGTACTGCTCGCTCTACTATTAACTCCTTCATTCGTTTCTCCATTTTCCAACTTTGCAATAAAGTTTTTTCTAAACTCTTCAAATTCCTTTTCTATCTTTTCTAATAATTCTTCTTTAGTTACTGGAACATTCCATTTTTCAGAATCACCGAAAGAATTAGCAAAATCTACTTTAGACAATTCTTCTGCTACTACATTTTTATCTCTCTCTGCTTCTGCTAACCACGCTAATGCGTTTTCTTTTACTTTTCTGTTTTCATATTCATCCCACTTACCTTCTAAGCGAAGTTTGTGTTCCATGTCAACTACACAATCAAAACACATTCCATGAATCATTCTCATCTTTTCATCTAATCGTTTTGGCATTGAACAAGTACAAGTTTCTTTTGGACAATTCTTAAATGCAGTTAAATACTCATGTAATTCTTGTTGCCATTGTTTTCCAAGTTTTACTTTATATCCGTTCTTTTGTTCCCATTCATTTCCATCAGAATCAAACCATTTATCACCAACTTTTCTTGTTTCTGTATCTTCTGATTTTTCACCCGCATAGCCAACTTGAACTCTATTCTGACTATCGTGTTCACCTGCAAGAAGTTTTTTTACATCTTGTACATTCTCAATTTTTATTTCCATAACATAACCTTTTATTACTTTATTAACTTTTATCTATGATTTGATAAACTGTTTTTATAAATCTTTTCTTAACTGGATCATTTGGGTTATTACCCATTTCTTTGAAAAACGCATTGTAATATTTTTTTAGTGCATCGGATGCACCAAGTGGTATTTCATTGTATTGTAACATTTTCAATATTGATTTATCAGTTTCCATTGGAAAATTCGCTCGCATTTGTTCTACAAATTCTTCTGCATGAGCACCAATTTCCATAGTATCAGACAAATATGTTTTCCAATAATTTGGATCATCTGCTGATAAACGATTATATGATGCACCATGGATTGTTTGAGAATTAGAAAATTCTTTTACTCTTTGTACATAATGTATCAACTCATGTGCAATAGTAGGTAAAAATACTTTTTTAACAAATTCTTGTATTATAGTATCAACTGAAGTTTCTATTGAACCACGCTTTGCAAGTTGTATCTTTACAAAGAATGGAATAAATTCAAATGTGAAATATATTATAAATGTTGCTTTATCTAAAAAGTTAGTAGAAGAACCTAATGCAGCACCGCCGGCAAACTCATCACTATTGGTAGAAAATTGTGTCAACTCAGAATTAAATTTTGTATAATTTATTTTATTGTTTAATTCATATTCTGAATCAAAATCTGGATCAAGTAAATGTTCTATTTCCAAAGCGATTCCTGCATTTTCTTCATCTTTATTATTTTTAAAACAATACTGTAAAACTTTTTTTATTTCAGAAAATTTCGCATCAAGTCCCCCTTCAACTTCAAAATCAACAGATTGTAACTTAATACCATTAAAAAATTTATCGCCATATTTTTTAACATAGTCTTCGTTTTTAATCCAACGGTTTACAACTGCCGTAATATATTCTTGATGTTCAAATCCAGATTTTACTCTAGGAAGCAAAATACGCTTAAATCCAAGAAAACTTGAATCTACTCTTATTAAATCAGCGATTTCCTTAAAAAGTTGTATGGCAACTGGTTCTATTTCGTTCAATAAACCAGTTGGTAATGTTGCTACTTCATTTATTTGTTCTACTTCTTCTGTTATAACAGATTCAAATACTTTATCCCAAAACTTTCTTGTTATCATGTGAAGTGGTTTTAACTCACCTTCTTTTTTCTTTTTCACTTCAATCATTTCACCACGTTTTATATTCATCCTTGCAACAACTGTATTAAAAATCTGAGCATCAAACCAACCAAAAATAGAAATAAAACGAGATTTTAATTCTGTTAATTTAGCTGTTCTATCACCCAATGCCTTTTGAATATTTACCTGATTCATTTGACCAAAGCTAGGTATATTATAAACAACATGATTTGTAATTGTATAATATAAATAAGGGTTCTGAATATCTTTGTACGGTAAATTAGAAGCTTTATTATACTTAGTTAACCGTTTGAATTGATTTAACTTACCGATATTATCTTTCCCAACGGCATATATAACCACGGTATGTGTTGGATCGAAGTCTTCCAACAATTCAAGTGGGTTATACGGATTTGTTGTTTTAATAACATTCTTTACATTATGACGCTTCATTATAGCGTTTTTTTCTGCAAACGTAAGTGGTTTTCTTATAGCGTCTTGCATATCATCGGTAACAATGTATACATTTTCTGAACCAAACTTACGGCACAATCTATCATATTCTTCTTTGTGGTGCAAAGCCATTGGGTTAAAAGTACCTGAATATAAAACAATAATCTGCTTATCTACCAAATCATTTTCATTGAAGATAGCAAGATTCATTTCTTTTATTAGTTGTAATACTTTATTTTTCAAGAAACTTCTCCATTCGGTTGTACTGATGTTCTTGATTCATCAGATGGTTTAGTTGGCCACACTATTATCCAAGGATTTTCATAGTTTGTTATGTCTCTTAGTGTCTGACGATAAGTTTTCCATGATTCTTTTTGTTCTGCTGTAAATGGAGCATCTGCTAATTGCGTCCAATCCGATTCTTCCAATTCAATATTTCGTCTTGATCGAACATTGCCCCATTCGTTTATAGTCTCTGCTTGTATTTCATCAACTGCTTTTTCACGAACAAGTTCGTGTTCAATGACTAAACTATCTGTAATTTCAAATTCAGTACCATTGGACATCCAATTTTCTGGTCTCGCTGTAGTATATCTATATTCGTACGGATACCAACCAAACGATATTAAAGTTTGAATATCAAATGTATCAAAATTTGAAATATTACCCCAAACATTAGGTAAAGGACGGTTAGCTTCTTTAACTATACCATTTTCAACATAAGCGTATTTCATATGGATAATCCAATATTAAATAAAATAGGTCAAGTATAAATATCATCATTAAGGAACTTTCTTTCCATAAAATTCTTCCAACGAATTATACATACCGTTTGTATCAAAATTACCATCAATTATTTGATTACATCTTTTCTCGAACAAATCAATATGATCATTCCATCTACTTTCAAACAAATGATAAATTTTATTTTCGTACAATGTACCTATTCCATAATATCCATAATTAGATAATCGCCAAACACCATCATTCTTTGGAACACCATCGAATTGTGTAGGATAAAGACAACGGTATCTCTTTCCATAATATTCAGCGGCATAACTTAATTCTTCTGCTGTATCACCTCTCTCAGATGGGTACATAGAAGGCATATTTAATTCTTCATAACATTTACGAGACAAAACAAGAAAACATGGTGCAGCATAAACATGAGTCTTTGGTAATATATGATTTGAAACTTGAGCAGCACCAACCATTGAATTATTATCCATTGCGTATTTTATTGAATCCTTTATCACTTGTTCATTAAGTGGAACACAATCCACTTCAAAAAATACATAAACATCTGATATTGTGTTACGGCAAACACTAGTCATCCAAACACCTTGATTAACATTCCTATTTGTATACTGAATATCAATTCCAAAATGATTGAAAACTTTTTTGTGTGAGTTTAAAATTCTAGTATCTACATTATCCCAATGTAATGTATGGTATGATATTTTCATAGTTCTATCTCTATTGAGTTCCACAATTCCTTCCAATCTAAAAAGGCATCTTTTTGTTCATTAAATCCCATGTGAAGTGCAAGCGAAGGAATCGGTGTAAATAATTTTGCCTCCCATCGCCAAATATGATTTATAGTTGTTCCTTCGTGAACCATATTTCTTTCACCCCATTCTGTCATGTATTCCGTTGAAAGCATATAAAATCTACTCCAATGTTTTCTTATTAGTTCTGGTGAACAAAGAAAAACAAATGTAGAATATTTGTTTGTTCTAAATCTTCGATTCTTACCAAGAACAATTCTACATTCATCTATATATTCTGTTTTATAGTTGTCTGGATCATCAAATGGATGAATACCAACCTCAACACCAAGATTTTTTTTGAAAGTTACATAGGAATCAACCATTTCATCTATTGTAGTTGGATAATGTAAATAATCGTCCTCTACAAAATAAACTAAATCTGCAGTTGATTTTCTACCCATTTCAAATTGCATATATCCTGAATAATTAAATCCACTCTCTTCCAATGGTACAAATTCGTATGGATGTTTTGATTTTTTGAAAATATCATGCAGATAATCAATAGTAATCTGTGAAGAATGATCATCTAACCAAATAAATTTTATATTACCACCCTCGTAATTATCAGCAGTATTTACAAGTGAAGTAACACATTTACGAATAAGAGTAGTTTTATCAACACCACAATATCTTGGTTCTCTTGCTGGATGGATGTCTATTAAATCATGTGTTCGTAGTATAATATCTATATTCATAATAACTCCTCTTTCTTTTGAACTACCCAAGTTTGTTCTGCATATTTGTATGCAGGGGCTTTTATAGTGGTTACATTATATTTGCCAAAGTATTCATCAACCGCACTACTAACAGAAGGCCAAGCATAATCATCACCTGCAATATACCCACCAACCTTTAATTTTGGAAACCAGTGTTCTACATCTTCTTTAACACTTTTGTAATCGTGTGCTCCGTCTATGAAAATAAAATCTAAACTCCCATCTTCATATAATTTAGATGCTTCAACCGAAGTCATTCTTATCGGATGTATGACAGATTTAATTGGATGTATATTTTTTATGAACTCATTGTATAAACCATTCGGTATTTCAAGAAGTGGTTCGTATGAATCATTCTTTATATCCAAGTGTTCTGGCGAACCTAACCATGTGTCTACACAGTCAAATTTAATTTTTTTACCGCTGTTGATTATTTCAACACCCATGTAAGTTGATGATTTTCCTTTCCAACTACCAACCTCTACAAAATGGTATTCATCTGTGTCATTACACGATAAAACCATTTGGGTAAATAAATTTTCTTGTACAAACCACCCTGGAACAGCGAAATAATAATGTTGTATCATTTTCCATATCCTTCTGCAAGTTTAGTGAGTTCTTCTCTGATTTTAGCAAAAGTGACTTCCCATTCTCCATATTTTTCTTGTCTGAACAGTCTTACTGAATCATACCAATGTGAAGTATCACCTGGTACAACCCAAGTATAATAAGGCATGATAGGTGTAACAATCCATGTTGGTATTCCCATAGCAGCAGAAAGGTGTGCGATAGATGTACAAGATGTAATTATGACATCGCAACCTGCAATAATAGAAGCAGTATCGTCCCAAGTCTTCATTTGTTCTCGCATATCACCAAACGGAAGACCATCTACAAGGTTTTCATCTCTTTGTAGTGAGTAAAATGTTGTATTTGGAATATCATGGAGGTCAATCATCAATTCTGATGGAAATCTTCTGTGTTGTTCGTCTTCAAATTCAGGTGAACCACTCCAACGAATACCAACCTTCAATGAACCCTTCTTAGAAAACAAATTTCTTTTTTCTTTTGGGAATATAAAAGGTTTGCCATCCAAATCATCCAATTCCATTCCCAAAACATAAGGAGCAGACATTGCAGGCACCCAATAATCATAATGCGCACACATAATTACTTCATTATCAACACATATAAAACCGTGACGAGAGAAAATTTCTTTTAATTCTGGAGCACATGATACTAAAACTCTAGCACCCATGTCTTCAAATCTCTTAGCGAAACGAAAATTAAGAATTTGGTCCCCATAACCACCTTCGCATCTGAAAAGAAGTGTTTTACCCACAAGTGGTTCATTTTTCCATATCTTTCCTGGTAGTGCCGGAAGACCGAATACATTAATAAATCTACCATAATTGAAATGTTCAAACGCTTTCATCATGTTTCCATGACGCATTTCATGCCAACCTAAGTTAAACAGAACACGATAGTCTGCTTGTGACTCATTTCTTAAAATTTCTTCACTTAAATTTGGATTACCACCAATAGATGCTTCTAATGCAACATCAAGTGGATGCATTTTATTTTTATCCATAAACAAAACCTTTTATTTTTAATATGTTAATTACAAATATACACTTTTTATATCAAATAACCAAATTATTTTATTGGGTATATTCTTTAATCAATACCGTATGAATATTACCAGCTGATACAAGCTTCCAATTATTTAAAGTTCCAAGTTGAACAGGAGATGACCTACCGATAACATCGTTATGTCCAAGTTGTCCAGACGTATTTAATCCCCATGACCAAAGAGTACCGTTTGATTCTCTTGCAACAGTATGTCCTGATCCAACTGATATAATCGTATCACTCCAACTTGAGTTAAAATCTCCAACTTGTGTTGGTGAAGATCTAGTTATATTGAATGTTAAATTCTGTCCAAGCACCGCTGCAAACTGTATACCCCAAGATGCAAGAGTTCCATCATTCAACAATGCAATACCGTGTTCTTGACCAAATGATCCAGATGCAAAATTGGTATTTGTTCCAATTTGAACTGGTGATGATCTAGCAATTATTGTGATTTCACCTTGACCATTTTGACCATTACCATTCATTCCCCATGCCCAAAGAGTACCGTCTGTTTTTATTGCTGCACAAGATCCATAAATATTAGATCCAGCGTCTTCACCGGGATATATTTTTGACCAATTAGTTAGTGTTCCCACTTGAACCGGTGACGAACGATTTATTGATGTACCATCACCAAGTCGACCGCTGCCATTCGATCCCCAACTCCAAAGTGTCCCGTCTGTTTTTATTGCCATAGAAAAAAATCCGCCACCTTCTACCATTGACCAATTGGTTAATGTTCCTAATTGTACTGGTGATGATCTCGGTGTAGCAACTCCACTTCCTAATTCACCAGAAGTACCTCTTCCCCATGTCCATAGTGTTCCATTAGTTTTAACTGCAAGCGAATGATTACTACCAGCACCAATCCATGCCCAATTTGTTTCAGTTCCCACTTGAACAGGCGATGAACGGTGTGCTGAAGTTGCAATATTCTGACCTAATTCACCATTTGTATTTCCTCCCCATGACCAAAGTGTACCGTCTGTTTTTAATGCCAATGTATGGTTATTACCAACAGCAAGTGTAGACCAATTATTAAGTGTTCCAATTTGAACAGGAGACGATCTAGTAACAACGGTATTATCACCAAGTTGTCCAAACGTTATATTTCTACCCCAAGCCCAAAGTGTCCCGTCTGTTTTTATTGCCATTGTGCCAGACCATGATGCAAATAATTTTGACCAATTATTTAAAGTTCCAATTTGAACAGGTGATGATGTTGTTGTAGTTGTATTATTAGTACCAAGTTGTCCGGAGGAGTTGAGTCCACCCCATCCCCATAACGTACCATTGGCTGCAACTGCCATTGAATGTGAACCACCTGCTGATATGTTAGTGAATTTTAGTTGTGTATCTACTCTAGCAATTTCTGAACCAGGATGATATAACCCAAGTTGGTGGAATAGTCCATATCCCCATGACCACATAGTACCGTCTGACCTTACAGCAAAACCATTCCCGCTTCCTTTAATTCCAGTAGGGATATTAGTCCAATCGTTCCTTGTTCCAATTTGAACAGGAGACGATCTAGTAACAACGGTATTATCACCAACCGCTCCAACACTATTGTCACCCCAACTCCAAAGAGTACCAGTTGTTCTTATTGCGAATGACTGATCAACACCTGCACTAATTTTACTCCAGTTTGTATCTGTACCTACTTGAACAGGAGAATTTTTAGTAACACTGGTATTATCACCAACAGCACCAACAGCATTATAACCCCATGACCAAAGAGTACCGTTATTTTTTAAAGCAAGTACATGACCTAATCCAGATGAAACATTTACCCATGTATTAAGTGTTCCAATTTGAACTGGTGAAGATTTACTAAAGCTAGTTCCATCACCTAAAGCGTTAAGGTTATTATTCCCCCATGACCACATAGTACCATCCGATTTCATTGCAATAGTATGTGAAGGACCACATGATGCAGATACCCATGTATTGAGTGTTCCAATTTGCACTGGAGAATTTTTATCAACAATCGTACCGTCTCCTAATTGACCCACATTATTAAGACCGAATGCCCAAAGACTACCACTTTGACTTATTGCTATTGTGTGAGATCCACCAGCAGAAAATGATTTCCAATTAGAAAGTGTTCCAATTTGTACTGGAGATTTTTGACTAAAATCATAACCAACCCCAAATTGAGATGATTCACCGGATGAATACAATTTACCAGTCGTATCTATTGTGAATGCAAAACTTAAACCTACAAAAATATTTCTCAATGATAAATCAGATCTGATTTGTATGGGTGACGATCTACTTACAAGTGTACCATTTCCCAACTGTCCAGAAAACTGAGTACCCCAACCCCATAACGTGTTATCTGTTCTCAATGCAAGTATTACACTTTGTCCAACAGCTGCAGATTGAACATTAGACCAATCGTTACGAGTTCCAATTTGAACAGGTGAAGATCTATCTGCATTCGTAAAAAGTCCATTTTCATTAAAGTCTCCCCATCCCCAAAGAGTACCGTCTGTTTTTATTCCATGTGTAGTTCGGGAGGCAGCAGTTATTCGTGACCAGTTAGTAAGTGTTCCAATTTGAACAGGTGAATATAAAGCAGTAGTGGGAACCAAATTTGTATCTGGAGTGTTGTCACCACGAACACCATCTGGATTTAATCCCCATGCCCAAAGAGTACCATTAGTTTGAATAGCCATTGTGTGTGATGTTCCAACCGATACCATCGACCAATTATTAAGTGTTCCAATTTGAACAGGTGATGATAAAACGTTCGGTCTTCCTAAGAATTGATGAATACCCGCTGAATATAAACTACCTGCAGAATTTACTGCAAACATTGCGATTAGATTGATAGTTGCACTTGACCAATCTGTTCGCGTACCCACTTGAACTGGACTAGAACGTTTAATAATATCATTAAGTCCAAGTCCACCGAGATTGTTAGTCCCCCATGTCTAAAGAGT